ATAACCCACAATATAAAAAAGTAATGTCTGGTCCTCAACATTCACCTCTTTGGCCATATACAGATCAAGTAACAATGTTTCATAATAATCTTATTATTGCTATTATGGAACATCAAATTAAAAGGGCGGAAGAATATGTCCAAACATCTAGTAATTCCTGATTCCCAAGTAAAACACGGCGAAAGCGTTGATTATCTTCGCTGGATTGGTGAGTATATGGTGGAGAAAAAACCAGACACAGTAGTTCACTTAGGTGACTTTGCTGACATGGAATCTCTATCATCATATGACGCAGGTAAAAAGTCTTTTGAAGGTCGTAGGTACACTAAAGATATTGAAGCTGCTAGAGACGCAATGAATGCCCTTCTAGAGCCATTAAAATTGTATAACCAACGACAGAAAAAGAATAAGGAGAAACAATATAAACCTCGTCTCGTTCTCACACTTGGTAATCATGAGCATCGTATTGCTCGCGCTGTAAACGATGACCCAAAACTAGAAGGATTAATTAGTTATGCAGACTTACCTTATGAAGATTGGGAAGTTCATGATTTTCTCTCTCCGGTTTTTATCGAGGGAGTTGCTTATTGCCATTACTTCCCTACTGGTGTTATGGGCCGTCCTGCTACAACAGCTTCTGCATTGGTATCAAAAATGCATATGTCCTGTATTCAAGGACACCAACAAGGTAGGCAAGTGGCTTATGGCAAGCGTCCTGATGGTAGCAATATTACTTGCATTATTGCAGGTAGTTGCTACGAGCACGATGAGGGCTATTTAGACCATCAAACAAATAAGCATTGGCGTGGTGTGCTGATGTTGTACGAAGTTGATAATGGGTCTTTTGATGAGGCATTTATCAGTTTAAATTATTTAAAAGCTAAATATGGAAAAATATAATGCGAAATAATGCACTATGGAATTGTCAGAATCCATATCAAGGTAGTTACAAACGAGTACTAACTGTTTGTTCTGCAGGTTTACTACGTTCTCCTACCATTGCATGGGTACTGTCTAATACAACAGATTATAATTGTCGTGCTGCAGGTATGCATGACTACGCTCTTATACAAGTAGATGATGTACTTATTAAATGGGCAGATGTAATTGTGTGTTCAGAAACAGAAATTAAAGATCTACTTTTTAATAAATTTGGTGATCAATTACACCACCGTGTTGTGTATGATTTAGAGATTCCAGATAACTTTGCATACCGTGATCCAGAACTTATTAAAATTATTAATGAACGATTAAAGGAAACCGATCTTGTCAATACAGAGTCCTAAGCATTATCAAGATACTAAACTAATGGATTTGCTTATTGAAAAGCAAGTACCATTTGCTGAAGGCAACATTATCAAATATGTGTATCGTTGGCGTGAAAAAGATGGTCTTAAAGATCTATATAAATCACGTGACTATCTTAACGCACTTATTGCACATGAAGAACTAGCTAAGGAGAATACAATTGGGATTACAGGCTAATGACTATCAACTCAAAACGCTTGAAACTGCAATCTATCCTGATGCAGGGGTTGGTAGTTCTCTTGAACTATACTATCTTGCGATGGGTATTACGTCGGAAGCTGGTGAAATTGCCGGAAAAATAAAAAAACTACTTCGTGATGGTACTATGGATTCAGTAGCTATCATGCATGAAGTTGGTGATGTTCTTTGGTACTGTGCTCGACTAGCAGATGCACTTGGCTTTGAACTAGAAGATGTATTGCAACTTAACTACGCTAAACTAACTAAACGGAAAGATAATGGAACTATTAAAGGGTCAGGAGATACTCGCTGAATGTACTCCATTAACTTGGAACCACGAAACAAGTAAAATATACTCTGCTCTTAAACAATGTATGGCTAACAACGCAATGTTACGTAATGCACTTACAGAAGCAGCAGAAACAATTGAACTTTTAACAAAGGCATTAAATGAAAATAAGTCCGATTGAAGTAACTTTAATTGATAAAATGGGCACTGATTTATCAGTAGTTAATGCAGCGCGTGTTAGCTTTAATAAAGAATCTGAGTGGGATAATACAATTGGAAACGATGAACATGGTATTTATTATGAAAAAGTTTTAAATGATACTGACTGTAAACTTCTTAACTACCTTGCTACTCATAACCACTGGTCTCCTTTTAGTCATGCCTTTGCATCTTTTAGGATTAAAGCTCCGATCTTTGTTGCTCGTCAGTTGGTTAAGCACACTGTTGGCTTGGCTTGGAATGAAGTATCTCGACGGTATGTTAGTACTGAACCTGAATTCTATCTACCTGATTACTGGCGCAAGTCAGCCAGCAGTGTAAAGCAAGGCAGTAGTAACGTAACTGCAGGTTACTTTGATCCTGTTGCTAAAAAAGCCACTGAGCTGTGTTTAAGTGCTTATATTTTAATGCTTAATGAAGGTGTATGTGCTGAGCAAGCACGTATGATTCTTCCACAAAACACTATGACAGAATGGATCTGGTCTGGTAGTCTTTACGCATATGCAAGAATCTGCAATTTACGTCTAGATTCACATACACAAAAGGAAACACAAATTGTGGCACAACAAATTAACAATTATATGAAAGATCTGTTCCCAGAGTCTTGGAAAGTATTAGTAAATGAGTCTAACGCTACATGAACTTTGTGAAAAACTAAAACAATTGGATGAAATTTCTATTCTAGAATTACTCAATATTTCTACAGAAGAATTAATTGAAAAGTTTCAAGATGAAATTGAAGAACGGTATGATAATCTAACAACTGAATTTGAAGATGAAAACAACACGTTCTTGGACAGGTAAAAAATCTCCTACAAATCCAGAAAAAAAAGAAGCCCATCAACAAAGACGGGCTAAACGAATCATCTTATTAAACATTAAAGATGATGAATATGACAAAGAAATTTTAGAGTATAAAAATGCAAATCAATCGTTTCAAAAATAGCTTTAGTGAAAATATCTTTCGCAATAAATATGCACAAGGTCCAGAAGATACTTGGGATGCTTTAGCAGATCGTTTAGTAGAAGATGTATGTGGCACACGTTGGGGACAAGATCGTAATTTAATGTCACCAGAAGATCAAGCACAACTAAAACAGTATATTAAAGAGATGAAATTCGTACCGGGTGGTCGCTACCTATGGTATGCAGGTCGCAAAAATTCATACTTCAACAATTGCTTTCTACTACGAGCAGAAGAGGATACACGCGAAGAATGGGCAGCATTAACACAACGTGCAGTAAGTTGTTTAATGACAGGTGGTGGAATTGGCATTGACTACAGTATCTTACGTCCAAGTGGAAAACCACTAAGCCGCACAGGGGGTTTAAGCAGCGGCCCATTACCACTAATGCAAATGATCAACGAAGTGGGTCGTGGTGTAATGCAAGGGGGCAGTCGTCGTAGTGCAATTTATGCAAGTCTAAATTGGTTACATGAAGATATTCCTGAGTTTCTAAAAGCTAAGAACTGGTCTGATGAAATTAAAGCAATGAAGGAAAAAAACTTCAATGCTGCAGCACCATTAGACATGACTAATATCTCTGTTAATTATGATGACAAGTGGTTGTACAATGCAGATCGTGCTAATTTACATACCTTTGTAGAAAACTGTCGTCAAGCAATGAAGACAGGTGAACCTGGCTTTAGTTTTAACTTTGGTGATAAACAAAATGAAACACTTCGTAATGCATGTACGGAAGTTACATCTGAAGATGATTCTGATGTATGTAACCTTGGTTCAATCAATATGTCTAACATCAAAGACATTGAAGAATTTAAACATGTTGTTGAACTCGGCTCCAAGTTCCTCGTTTGTGGAACCCTCCGTGCAGATCTACCGTATGATAAAGTCTATCAAGTCCGAGAACGGAATCGCCGATTGGGACTTGGCCTTATGGGTATGCATGCATGGCTCCTACAACGCAAACAAGATTATGAAGTAACTCCAGAACTACATGAATGGTTAAAGGTATATAAAGATGAATCTGAAAAATCAGCAAATGAACATTGTGAAAGACTATTTATTTCAAAGCCAATTGCTTACCGCGCAATTGCTCCTACAGGTAGTATCGGAATTCTCGCAGGAACAACTACAGGTATTGAACCGCTCTTTGCAGTTGCTTACAAACGCCGTTACCTCACAGATGGAACAAAATGGAAGTACGAATACGTCGTGGACACAACTGCCGATCAGCTTATCCGAGAGTATGGACTTGATCCTAGCAAAATTCAAACAGCCTATGGTTTAAGTCATGACTATGAAAAGCGACTTAAGTTCCAAGCAGACGTACAAGATTACGTTGACATGTCAATCAGTTCCACAATTAATCTTCCTGCATGGGGTACAAAAGGAAACAGCGAAGGAGATGTTCAACGATTTGCTGAAACCTTATCTAAATACGCTCCACGACTCCGGGGGTTCACTTGTTATCCAGACGGTTCAAGAGGCGGACAACCACTAACAGAAGTACCTTATGAAGAAGCAGTTAAACATAAAGGCGTTGTTTTTGAAGAAAATGTAGAACGTGCATGTACGTCAGGAGTGTGTGGAATCTAATATGTCTATTGTAAATACTTTTTGTTTTAGTTGGATTACTGGTCTAATGTTTGGTCTTGAATTTCTATTTGAAGATGAAGCAGAGCAGATGAATTATAAAGATCATAAATTTAAATTTGGATTTGCACTTGATCTAGGTATTATTCGTATTCTATACCAACGATTTGTAGTATTAAAGTAATAAAAAAGCCCCAAGGAGAAATCCAAGGGGCTTTTTGTTTATACTTTTAAAAAATATTATATGGACTATTGTTATAGTTATATAATGGGTGATATGTTTTTACACTGGGCGCTGTTGGTTGTTGTGGTTGTTGTGGATCAAAAATAAAACCATTAAACAAATGACCAAGTGAAAAATTAGGTTGCATAAAACTATCAAAATTAAAATTAAAATCTTCAAAAGGTGTGTTATTACCCAAAATACCACCCCAATTAAACATGCCACTTTGATCTACGTTTGAATTATTGGGTGTAAATATACTTTCCATATTCTGAAATATATCAGACAACCCATTCATAAAATTATCCATTATTTATCCTTTTTTAGCATAAAACAAAGTTCTATCACCAAACAAATAAAAACCTACAGCAGCAGCAAAGTTATCTACAGCAGGGTCTGCAATGCCTGACAAAGAATTAACAGCCCAAGTACCTATCACTAATGCCGCAGCAACAGGGCGCATTAAGCGTACAGCAGCTTCTACCCAAAGATATGAGGTGTTAGTACCCCCAGCATCATTCATTGCTTTAAATAGATTTAAATCTAGTTCTTTCATTTGAACGTACTGTTCAATAGTAGCAGGTTTAAAATTATCTGGTGAAACAAACTTAGCAATAAGAGATTTGCCAAAATCAATAACCAATGGTCCAAATGCAGCTAGTATAGTTAACGGGTCCATTATGTTCCATCCTTTAATTGAAAATGCACAGCATCAATAAATGATTTCCAATCACCACCCCACTCAATCTGAACACCTTCCTCAGCAGCCACTTGTTTAAATACTTGTGACACTTTACGATAGTTGTCTACATCCCAATTAGCTTTACCATTAATATAAATTACAATATCAATAGCACGACCAGTAAGATGTTTAGAGTTCATAGTACGTGATTTACCTTCATGCACAAGATTACGTTGTTCTTCTTTAGTACGTAATCCACAAGTAATGCCAAAGTCAAATGGACTACGCTGCAAAGCGAGTTCCGCAACTTTAATTAGTCGAGGATCAACGCCTTGCAGTTTAGTCTTTGACCTTGTACTAAATGTACGTGGGTCGGTCATTATCTATACTCCATAATGTTTTCTAATTTACGCTGTTGTTCAGAACTTGTACCTTTACCACTAGCACCAAAAACAAAACGTTCTAATAAACCACGACCACGACTTTGTATTGCAGTCTTCATTTGATTTGTAATGGCATCAGGTTTTACACCTAATTCTAATAGTTTATT